ATGAACGCAGATTTCTTCACTTGCGGCGAAAAAGACCCAAGAATTAGCGCTAAATATATTATTAACGCTTTAGAATCGGAAAAATACAGAATTAGAGTCGTAAAAAGATAAAAAAAGCGGTATAAATAAAAACAGGAAACAATTTGTGTAAATAGTGGCTTCTAGGGCATTCAAAGATATCAATTTATCATTCAAACGTCATCCAGTGACGAATGATTTGGTTGCGATTAAGAATGAAGACGCTATCAAAAGATCAGTAAAAAACATAATTTTTACAATTCTTGGTGAAAAACCGTTTTCTCCCGAATTTGGTTCATTTGTAACTCAATCTTTGTTTGATTTAACAACAGGATATGATTCAATCACTCTTGAAGATGAAATTAAAAACGTTTTATATCGATTTGAACCAAGAATAGATAATGTAAAAATTGATATATCAATTTATCCAGATTCTAATGAAGTGAATGCCACAATTCAGTATGATATCGTTGGTGAACCCTCACCATCACAAATTGTAGATGTTCTCCTTTTCCCAGCTAGAGTATAATGGCTTTCGGTCAATATGTAAACTTAGATTTCGATCAGATTAAGACTTCAATTAAAGATTATCTGAAATCGAATACAAATTTCACTGATTATGATTTTGAAGGGTCAAACCTTTCAATCATAATTGATGCTTTAGCGTATAATACTTATATTACGTCATATAATACTAATATGGCTGCAAATGAGTGTTTTCTTGACTCCTCTACACTTCGAGAAAACGTTGTTGCACTTGCCAGAAATATTGGATACGTCCCAAGGTCTCGTAGATCATCTCGTGCGAAGATTTCTTTCCTTATTAGTGGAATTACTGAAACTGTAACAGCTACAATTCGTGCTGGAATTATTTGTAATGGTGTTGCGGCAAATACAAGTTACATTTTTTCAATACCAGAAGATATTACAGCTCCTGTATCAAATGGAGTTGCTGTATTTGACAATATCGAAATTTATGAAGGATCATTAATCAATCAAAACTTTACAGTCGATACTGCAAAATTTAATCAGCGTTATATTTTATCAAATTCATCAATCGATACATCCACTATTCGTGTGAAGGTCAAACCAAGTGAAAGTTCTTCATCAACTGTCACATATCAACAAATAGACAATATTGTAGGTGTCACTTCAACATCATCATCTTATCTTTTACAAGAAATTGAAGATGAGAGATATGAATTAATATTTGGAGACAATGTAATCGGTAAAAAGTTATCAAATGACAACTATATTACAGTTTCTTACATCATAACTGGTGGAAAAGAGGGAAATGGTGCAAATGAGTTTAGTTTTATCGGAAATGTTGTTGATCAGGATGGAGCGGTCATCGATGCATCAAATTTTTCTTTAGTTACAACAGACGAAAATTCAAGAGATGGTGATGACATTGAATCCATATCTTCAATCAAGTATTATGCTCCTCGAATTTACTCTTCTCAATATCGTGCAGTCACAGCATCCGACTATGAATCGGTTTTGGGATATATTTACCCAAACGTTGAGTCTGTAACGGCATATGGTGGTGAAGAAATGAATCCACCTCGTTTTGGAAAAGTTTTCATCTCTGTTAAACCTCGAAATGGTGATTTTTTGTCAGATGAGACAAAAAGAGAGTTGATTCAAAGATTAAAAAGTTATGCAGTCGCTGGTATTATTCCAGAGTTTGTTGATTTGAAATATTTGTATGTTGAACTTCAAACAAATCCATATTACAACACAAGTTTAAATGATGATCCAGAAAATCTTAAAACTAGTGTCTCAAATGCACTAACTCAGTATTCACGATCAATAGATGTGAATAAATTTGGTGGTAGATTCAAATATAGTAAAGCTGTTTCACTTATTGATAGCGTTGACTCATCAATTACATCAAATATTACTCTTGTTACGATTCGACGTAATTTAAAAGCAGTTTTAGGTCAATTTGCACAATATGAGGTTTGTTATGGTAATCGATTCCATACTCAAGAGAGTTCTTACAATGTTGTGTCAACAGGATTTACAATTGAAGGTGTGACAGGCACTGTTTATCTCGCAGATGAAGTAATAAATCGTGAAAAAGGTAGAATATTCTTCTTTACTTATATTGAGGGTGGAACTCCAAGTATTGTGAAGAAAAACGCTGGAACTGTTGATTATATGACTGGTGAAGTTCTTATAGATACTGTGAATATACTTTCAACAGTAGTTGCGAATGGTGTAGTCGAAATTCAAGCCATACCTCACTCAAATGATATTGTGGGACTTCGTGATTTATATATTAAATTTGATATGACAAACACAACAGTTAATATGGTTCAAGATTTGATCTCATCAGGTGAAAATACATCTGGTTCAAGATTTGTTCATACTCACAGTTATTATACTCCAACATTTACGAGAAAATCAAAATCTCCAGTTTCAACTGCTGCTGCAATTCTCCCATCAACTGCTTCTTCAACTGCGACTACAACTACAAGTGGTGGAACTTACTCAGGTTCGACTACAAGTTCTACAAGTTCTACAAGTTCAAGCACATCTTCTACTTCTTCCTCATCTTCTAGTTCTGGATACGGATATTAATGATAGATACCTCAATACAAAGAGTACAGATAAATCAGGTAATTGAAAATCAGTTACCTGAGTTCGTTCAGTCAGAGAGCCCACTTTTTGTGGACTTTATGAAGCAATACTATATTTCGCAAGAATATCAAGGTGGATCAGTTAATATCTCAGAAAATATAGATCGTTATACTAAATTGCAAACATATGTAGGTGCAGCGCTTACTGAATATACTGGATTATCAACAGACACTGAATCTTATTCCTCCACAATATTTGTAGATTCAACAAAAGGTTATCCAAATAAGTATGGATTACTAAAAATAGATGATGAGATTATTACATACACTGGAATTGGCACTACTTCCTTTACAGGATGTATTCGTGGTTTTAGTGGTGTTGATAATATGGATCAACCTACAAGATCTGATTTATTATCATTCAATACAAGTGTAGGAGCTTCACATACTGGTGGTACAAAAGTTCATAATTTATCTAATCTTTTTATTCGTGAATTTTTTAATAAACTTAAAACAACATTCGCTAGTGGTTTTGAAAATAGAAAATTAAGTAGTGATTTAGATCAAGTTAAATTTATTCGACAGATTAAAGACTTTTATCGCACAAAAGGAACTGAAGAATCATATAAAATTTTATTCAGAGCATTATATGGACAAGAAGTTAATATAATTAAACCATCAGAATTCCTAATCAAACCATCTGATGCTGATTATGGATTTGCACAAGATTTTGTAGTTAAACCGATTACAGGAGATCCTCGTAACCTAAAAGGTTCAACACTTTTTCAAGATGCTGATGAAGATGATAGTAACATCAGAGGTGCCTCTGGTGCGATATCAGATGTTAAAGATTTTTTATATGGTGGAGAACACTATTATCAAATAAGTGTATCAAAGGATTCAATTGATGGTAATTTCATAGTTCCAGGCAGAACTCGTGTTACAGATCCTGTGTCAATTGGTGGAACTGTTATTACGGTTGATACCACAGTTGGATTTCCCACAAGTGGTTCTTTATCATTACCTACAGCATCTGCTGCTGGGGTTGTCACTTATACAGGTAAAACTGTAAACCAATTTGTAGGAGTAGACACAGCTCTTGACGCTTTAAGTATTGGTGATGACGTTCGATATAATAATGTTGCTTATGGATACTCATTTGCAAATAACACAAAGAAAATTGAAGTTCAAATTACAGGTGTATTAAAAGATTTTCCGATTCCTGATTCAACATTTTATTTTAATAAAGGAGATAAAGTTAGAGTAGGGTCATTTGGTATTAATAAAAGTTCTGAAGATGGTAATTTTAGTTCATGGGTTTATAATACTTCCGTAAAATTCACACCAAAGACTGTTACTAGACAATCAAGTAGTAGTTTTAACATTACAACTCTTTCTGATCATGGATTATTAGAGGAAGATGCTATTGAAGTTTTAGATGGTAGTTCTAATCTAGTTGCAGTTGGTCGTGTCTTAAGTGTTGTTAGTAGTTCAACATTTATAGTGGGTGACTTGCCTGGTGTTGCTGAAAATAATTTTGCATTTATTCGTAGAAGATTAAAGAGAGGTAATAGTTCTCTTCATGATAATATTACAAAATACACAACTGATGTTCAAAACGTATATGACCATGATAGTGATAATGCATTAGCGTTACCACCACATCCTCATATGTATGTTACCTCACCATCTCTTCCAAGTTTAGGTAACGAACCAATAGCTGCACCAGATCGTTCTATAACATGGACTGGAGCCACTGGAGGAGACCTTATACAGTTGATACAGGTCACAGAGGGTGCAGCGGATCATGGATTTTATTCTGGAGAAGTTGTCACATATAATGTGATTAGTGGTTCTTTAGGTCAACTGATTGA